GTGTGAACCGTGAGGTCCCTTTTTACCACGCGTTCCAGTTGGAACCATTTCTCCTGCCTTTCCCTTGGCACCTGCAGCACCTTCGGCATCTCAATATGTCCGCCCAGAGGTGGTGAAGCTGCTTCTCGAGAAAGGCGCCGACAATGTAAAGAATATCATCGTGTATGGACCAATTTTAAAATGGTGTATGTAAAATAAGTCAGCACAGGCTAATCTCAGCTGCGGCAGCACAACCGTCATCGCCCGCACGAATTACATATCGCACATTAACAATATCACCTTCTTCTTCGTCTTCACAATCTACTGGTTTCGCCTCCAAAATGCGTTTGTCAATGATTTTTGACACATAACCCTTTGATGCAATCATTATTCTAGCTAGAATATCTGTTAGGAACTCACAATCCGTTAGATTCGATTTTCTAAAGACTGGAACAATTCTAACCTCTGCTTTGCTAGACTTTGGCATTATCGTGTATATATATAATTTATAAATATAACTTTATCATCTAATTGATTAAAATATATAATTAAATACCATAAATGAAATATGGTTGAGCTAAACTATATTTCATCGCTAATCAACCACGTATGCTACACTATCTTTCAATCTAGTTTGAATTAGATTGAAAGATAATAAAATATAATCTCAAATGAGATTTTTCAAATGCTTGGGTATCTTACTTTCTCTTAGAAGCCGTTTTTCTCTTAGAACTCGCACGCTTTCCCTTTCTGGTTCCACGAGACTTGGTTGCTTTCTTGGCAGTGCCACTAACAATCTTCATCATGTTGGTTCCACAATTAACGCACATACCTTTCATAGCAGGTCTGCCGTTCTTCATTGTAACTGATTTTGCACTTTTCATTTCGCGCATCTTACGACATTTCAAACAATAAGCATTCATTGTATATACTATATGTATATAAAATAATTAATAATGGGCTAAATTCCCTACATCATTGTAAGCTATTAACTTCTCTTTCTCTTAGAACTAGAACGCTTTCCCTTCTTCCTTTTTCCACCAGCCTGAGCAGCATTAGGTGCAACCGCAGGGGCATTTCCACCAGCCTGAGTGGCATTAGGAACAGGAGCAACCTGAGCACTGCCTCCGATAGCAAATTGTTGATCGTGGTTGCCGTGCACACTGACACCGTGTGTAGCGGCTCCACTGCCTCCTCTCATAAACGAATTGAGAACCTTTTCAGCGACCGTTTTTGTGGTTCTGCGTCTATTTCTGATGGACTTAGTGTTTGTTTTTCTGCCTCTGCTTTTACGGGCAGTTTTGCGAAGGGTTCGTTTTCCACCGATGACTTTGGAATTCATTATATATTAAACATATATTTTAATTTACATATTGCATATCAATAATAGTTGTCTTGTTAAAAATCTTCAATAATAGAAACAAGTTTGCTAAACTCACTATAAATAATACTATACAAAAAAAACAAATGACCCATAAATAAATATATAATTCGTTGTAAATAGAGTCAGTAAGTGGTCGCAAGAAATGAATTATTTCCTTTTTTGTATCATCATTGCTTAAAAAATCTATACAAGTTTCCTTTATATTTTTCATTTTATTTGAAATTGTATGTTATTTTTTAATCTATTTTTAAACGAATTGCATTTATGCGTTGTAATGATACTATTCTTTTAGGCATAATTTATAAATGGACGGAATCTATAATACAGATAAAAAGTTTGATTTTCAGAATTTACATTTAGCTAAACCGCAACAAATACCCGGTGGAAATTATTTCATTCGTTTTTCTATTAGCAATAGTCCTTTGTATATACGACTTCCCAAATGTAGTACAAAACAAGGATTTATGAAAGCAGGCAAACGATTTTACACCGATTTTATGTTTTCAAATGAAAATTCGGATATGATTGAGTGGATGGAGAAACTGGAAACTTTTTGCCAAGAAAAATTATTTGAAAATCGTCAAACCTGGTTTGAAGGTGAGATGGAAATGCACGATATTGAAAACTATTTCACAAGTCCATTGAAACTATATAAATCTGGAAAGTATTATCTGGCAAGGGTAAATGTATCCACCAATTTAGGAGAACCAAACTTGAAAATCTACGATGAACAACAGAATCTAGTTGCAATGAATGATGTAAGTGAAAAACAAAAGGTAGCCTCCATTGTTGAAATAAAGGGGATCAAATGCTCTGCTACTAGTTTTCAAATTGAAACTGAGATAAAACAAATGATGGTAATGGCAGATACAAATATGTTCGATACTTGTTTATTTGCTGCATCGCCCCTAGCAGATTTAACCGAGTATGAAGCGACGGTTGAAGACGTTGATAGTGAAGATGACACAGCTGAACAAAATATAATTAAGTTGATGCCGCCGATTGAAAACGCTGACATAATGCAAGAAGCCCAGTCTGTTAAAGAAGATGTGAAAATGATTGAAAATACTTTAGTTGAAATGGATGAGATAGATGATACTCAATATAATGCCAAAGAGACTCTTTTAGAGAAACCAGATGAACACGTTTCTGAATCTGAAAATAATGATTCTGCATATATTGAAATCAACGAAACCCTATCAAATGAATTGCAGGAGATCGATATACCTTTAGAACAACTTTCCATCGATGATTCCATTTCTATTCGAAATAAAAATAGCGTTTACTATGAAATGTATAAAGAAGCGAAGCGAAAAGCAAGAGTTGCTAGAGATTTAGCAAATTCATCTTATTTAGAAGCTAGACGTATCAAAAATTTGTATATGTTAGAAAATACGAGTGATAGTGATGATAGTGATGATAGTGATTTTGACAACGAATAAATCGCATATAATTATTTAGACAACCTTCATCGTATTATATTTTAGTAAAAACATTAATGTTGAAATTATTTATCATTGCTTATTATATAAGTAAAATGTTTGGAAAAATTACTAGTGGCATTTTCAGCGGATTAAAAAAATTCCTATCAATGGAGCGTGCAATTGTGCTTATTGTATTTTTGATATTGATGTGGGCATTGGTTATGTATGCTAACAACAAGTCTTCTATTGTAGCTAACTTTGAGGGTGGCAACCAGCAGGAGGGAGAACCAGTCGAGGCTTCAGTCAGTGCTGACCCTACTGCTGCTCCTGCTGCAAAGCAAACTGACGGCTACAGTATTAAAGCTACAGTGAATCCTAAGGATCTTCTTCCTTCCGATGACAACTCACAATGGGCTACATTGAACCCCAATAACACCCAAGATAACTTGTCTGCCGACCTGTTGAATGCTGGTCAACATATTGGTGTGGATACTGTTGGTCAGTCTCTTCGTAATGCCAACTTGCAATTACGTTCTGACCCTTTTATTAGCAAGAGTGAGGTAGGACCCTGGAATCAAACCACTATCGAAGCTGATCACGCAAGAGTCCCTCTTGAGCTCGGCAACGGCAATTAATATATTTTACTTTTTTAATTTAATAATGAATATGTATTCATTATTATGTTATTGCACCATAAAACCTATTTATATATTATAGATATGAAGAACATTGACATTTTTGGGTATGTTATATTATTTGCTATTTTAGGAGTTTGCTTCTATGTATATTTTGATAATTTGGCGGAGTTCCAATTGAAATGCATAGTTTCTACGAAAGACGGGAATAAATATTGTGTTCGCGAACGCTCTCGTATTCAAGAAGCTGCGGATTTATTAGCGAAAATAACTGAAAAATGCAACAAACTAGTGGAGTATGTTGGGAATAAATACCCTGATATGGATAGTGTTGGACGTCTCGTAAAAGGGTTCAATCCTAAAAAAGTAATGGAAACATTACCTACCAGTCAATTCACCGCATATAGTGAGAACAAAGGTGAAAAAATCGCGTTTTGTCTGAATAAAAAAAAACACGAGAACGAGAATTTAATTGACGAAAGCACCCTCACTTTTGTAGCTATACACGAACTTTCTCACGTAATGACCAAATCTATCGGTCATAAAAGCGAATTCTGGCAAAATTTTAAATTTTTATTAGAAAATGCAAAAGAATCGGGTATTCATAGCCCGGTCGATTATAAAGAAGAACCCCAGGAATATTGTGGAATGAAAATTCACGACAACCCTTATTATGACGCGTAAATTGGTTTATATCCCATATTCGATATATAATTATAATTATATATGGAAACCATACTTGTAACTGGAGGCACTGGTCTCATTGGACACGGCATTATGGATATTACAAATGATTATTTAGAATATAATTTCGTATTTATGTCAAGTTCCGACTGCGACCTACGTGATTATGATAAAACTCTCTCTTACTTTTCATCGAAAAAACCAACATATGTTATTCATTTAGCGGCGAATGTAGGCGGTCTTTATAAAAATATGAACAGCAAAGTTGAAATGTTTGAAGATAATATTGCTATTAATAATAACGTTGTCAAAGCCAGCCATCAAGTAGGTGTGCAACATATGGTTTGTTGTTTAAGCACTTGTATTTTTCCAGATGATACAGCTTATCCTATTAACGAAAATATGCTTCATAATGGAGAACCCCATCATTCTAACTATCCATATGCCTATTCTAAACGAATGCTAGAAGTCTTATGTCGTGCATATAACGAACAACACAACCGAAACTATAAATGTGTTATCCCTACTAATATTTATGGTCCTTATGATAATTTCAACTTACGCGATTCACACGTCATACCTGGCCTTATTCATAAATGCTATTTAGCTAAGAAAAAAAATGAACCCTTTGTTATTTGTGGAACTGGTTCTCCACTACGCCAATTTATTTATTCTGTTGATCTAGCTAAGTTAATTTTATGGACTTTATTTCAATATAATGACACTACACCTATCATATTATCTGGACCTCCCGAAGAAGAAGTGTCTATTAAAGAGGTGGCAACGCTTATTGCGAAACATTTTGAATATTCTGATAACATACAATTTGACTCATCCTTTGCAGATGGTCAATATAAAAAAACCGCTGACAATTCTAAACTTTTGACACTAATTATAGAACCCGATAATACAAGTTTAGACAATGGAATCAACCAAACCATAAAATGGTTCAAATCTAATTATAATAATGTTCGTAAATAATAAATGTGTAAAATATGCGACGAAGACTCGTCAAGTCATTCTTTTGAATTCGTTGGGAGAACTACGGATTCTAAAAACATATATTACACGTGTCCTGCAAAAGCTACGAAATATTGGGACACGAAAGGAATATTATCTCACTATGATGAAATATTAGATGCCAATAATAATTGCCACTGGATTTGGGTATTCGATAGCCAAGGGTTTGGACTAAAACACTCTATTGAATTTGCAACTGCACTTGGGATTCTCAAAATATTGAAAAAACATAACGATTCATTATGTGAAATACGCATTATTAACCCGTCTATTTATATTAAAAGTTTTTATGGCTTGTTAAAACCTTTTATTCATCGAGACATTATCAATCGAATTGTATGGTTTCATTAAGTTCAATCGTATCCAATATATAATGTTTATTCCATTCTTTATGACTATATTCAGCTAATTCGTATATGTCTTCACATTTTTGCATATGATTTGTTTCATTAGAACATAAATAGTAATCGCTAAAATAACGAGTCAACCAATTATTATTGTTATTTACAATTGTGTGCATGAAATTGTTATTTTCTTCTAGGCTTTCGGTATCATCTTTATCAATTGGATAAACGGTTTCTGAATATCCAATAAATACTTTGGGAATAGGAAAATAAGCAAATATATCACTATGTGGAAAATATCCACTTACTATTATACCATCGCTACTTCGCATATCTTCTTCCAACTCTGCACACATATTTTTTCGGAAATTCGTAGAAATATAATATCTGATTTTTGTATTTAAATCAGCATTTTCAAATTCATATAGACTAGGATTTAATACAATCGGTTGTATTATATTTTCATTTTTTATTTTATCATTGCAATATGTCGAGTTCAATACCGTTGTTTTTTTCAATATAAATCCACATTGATCACATTTTAGCATTAATTGTTCCAGAAACGAATGATTATATGGGTATTTTCTATTTCCATCAACTTCGCTGCGGGGTTGTGTATCAATATATATAAATTCCTTTACATTTTTGAAACTAGTATTATTAACTGGTTCTATGTGGTCCCATGGACCAAGGTATAAAAGTTTTCTTAATTTCAATAAATCAGTTGTTGTAGTTGTTTCTGTCATATATGGCCACATATTAGTTTATTATCATTTGATTATATTTGTGTATATGTATGTTCAACTTCAATTTTATTTTGTATTTCATTTATTTTATTAAATACAAAATACTTACATAGTGTATAAGTATTATAAATATATAGACATGGCTGAAATACCTGAATTAAAAAAGATGAATGTCATTCTTTTAAATAGTAAAGGAGAACCACAACACGTGTTTGTTTTCAATAATAATGAAATTATCTCTGATAATCAGTTCAATGAAACTGAAAAACTATATTTAGAAAAATATTCACCAAAAATTAGCAGTGCTGATCAAATTATACATACGGATGATACTATTCGCACCATTAAGCGCAAAATTATAAAAGAACTCGGTTTTAATAATGTTTCATATGAAGAAATTTATTTGTTCTCAAAAATGAATACTCAACTTCAATTTCCGGTGCATTATAAACAAATTGTGAAAGGTGGTCAGGGCATACCAAAACACGTTTTGGGACAACTCATTATGAATTTACAACTATTAACTGACGATGAACAAATCAAATATTTAAACGAACTAAATCTAGATTTTTACTCTTATAAGGACATTGAAACTTCATTGCACCTAGATAACCGTAATATAGTTATGAATATACCTATTGGGCAGCGATTTGCATTATTTAACGATATTTTGTTTTCAGCCAACCCTTTTCACGTCTTACCGCATACCGAAAATACTTTTACTATGACCTCGGAAAACCCTCTTATTACATTTGAAAATAGTTTATTTCTTAATTATCACGATGCTATAAACAATACGATATATGTTTGTTTAGCTGAAGATGTGTTGAACCATACTGGAAAAAAAGGTATTAACGACAAGCAAATAATACAATCTTATTTTCCATTGCTTACCACCAAAAATATTCAAAATGCTATACAATTATCTGAGTCCAAACAAGCATTAATCGACGAAACCAAAAACAAAATGGAAAAAATATCAGATACACACATTGATACGTTGTATGAAATTGCTCAAGACCCATTTAAAACACCTTACATTAAAAAAGGCGTAAAAGAGTTTTCATTAACCCTTCACCCCGAACACAAAATACTTATCCCCCTTGAAAATATTTTTAAACAATCACACGCTACGGAAACCCGCCCATTTATCAAATACAAACCGGGTTTTAAAAAAGAAGAGCTATATCGTCTTCATTCTATCGGATTTTCAAATGATGGCAGAAAAATACCTTCGTTATCAAAACAACAAATTGCTACTTTTTCTAAAAAACGCTACACGTCCTTACATAATATTCTGTTTGTTATGAAACATACAATGAATGAGGTTGTATATCACGCATTCTGCTGGCTGTCAAATACCGGCAATATTACATTCGAAATGTCTATTTCTGATACAGTCAATACTACTGTAATTGAAACACTTTTTATTGAAATTGTGAACCCACTAATAACCGAAATCAATCAATTCTTGCAAACAAACTCTAAATTACGCCAAATTACATCACTTGATAATCCGTTGATTGAAGCTAGTAAAGTTCATTATGTTTCCCAGTTTCAGTCAAGTTCTCCGTTGAGTAATAGCGATTTACTTTCTATGACACAAGTATTTAATATAATTGAGTTCAGTAAGAATGGCACTACCAGCTTGCGATACAAACGCGTTTCTAATTATACGGAAATGAACGAATTGAACGCGCTTATCAATCAACTATATAAACAGAATACGAATATGGAAAATATTATTGAGCTTATTATGATCAACTTTTCTTTATCAGAAGAAGAAGCACGGATACATATTACAAATTATTTGAATGAATTTACAATTATCAATGGAAACTATGTAAATAAGAGTGTAGATGTAGCTGATAATCCTGGATTTCCGGTGTCTATTCAATATAATGATATTGAAAACTATATAATAGTCGATTTTAATAACATCGACTCGCTTCATTATATAGAGTGCATTGAACAATATATTGATGCTTTGGTAAAGTTGTCTACCCATCAGTCTGATATTCGTATTACAAAAACAAAGTTAGATTATTTAAAACGAAAACCCCGGAATATTGTAGAAAATGAAGAAACTACCAATATTATTATTGCAGAAACAGACGGAACTAAACCAGGGACTGGTCCCATTATTGGCATCCTAGAAGAAATACGTGATATGGATGATATTGATGACGATGATGATGGTATTTTCTTTGACGATGATGACGACGATGAGGAAGGAGAAGAAGATGAAGGAGAAGAAGATGAAGGACAAGAAGAAGAAGAGGAGGAGAAAGAAGAAGAGGAGAAAGAAGAAGAGGAGAAAGAAGAAGAGGAGGAGGAAGAAGACATTTCTATATTCGGTGGTGAAAAAAAAGACAAAG